CGCTCCCGTATTCAAGCCCGGTCGGCATTCGCGTCCTAACCCTGCCGAGTCCAAGCTGGAGGTCTGATGCCCGTCAACGTGCCGCTGTCTGAGCTGCGGCGCGAACTCCGCGCCGAGACCGGGACCAGCCTGAACATGGCGCAAGGTGTTCAGGCGCAGGCCACGCTCGACCTCGTCCTGGCGCGGCAACAGGCCGAGCTGTGGGACGCCTACAACTGGCAGCATTTGCGGTTCTGGAAGGACATGCCGGTCGCGCATTCACAGGCGGCTTACGATTATCCGCCGGAAATGGGCTTCGAACAGATCCTCGACATCTACATTGCGATGGCCCCGTCGTCGCAATGGAAGCGGCTGAGCTACGGCATCAAGCCGTGGCAGATCCGGCTGACCGGTCCACCGAGCGGGACGCCGACGCACTGGCGCAACGTCGTCACGGTCGACACTTCCGGTGCGGCGCCGATCACCAACCCGATTGGCCAGTTCGAGATCGTGCCGACGCCGAGTAGCGACACCATGCAGCTGCGGTTGTCGGGTCTCGCGCCGCTCAATCCGCTGATCGCCGACACCGACAAGTGCATGATCGACAGTCGCGTGATCGTGCTGTTTGCCGCCGCCGAGATGCTCGCGGTGCAGAAGAGCGAAGGCGCGCCGATGAAGCTGACCAAGGCGCAAAACTATCTGCGCCGGATCTTGCAGGATCAGGGCGGCGACAAGCGCACCAACTACAACATGGGCGGCAAGTATCGCGGCGGTGCGAACCCCGACGCCCGGTACCAGGTGCCCTACATCGACTACATTCCGCAGTGAGGTACGCATGCCGTACTTCACGATCACCGATTTCGCGGCAGGCCTCGATCTCCGACGCTCGTCGCTGACGGCCCCGGCAGGCACGCTGCGGGTCTTGAAGAACGCGCACATCACGCCCGGCGGCGAGATCGAAAAGCGGATGGCGTTCGTGCCGTTCGCGTCGGTGCCGCCCGAGACCAAGGGCCTCGTCGAGTGCAACCAGAAACTCTACGTCTTCGGACCTGGTGGCGTGGCTGGGCCGATTGCCGATCCCCCTGTCGTTGCTGGCGAGCCCGCTGGCACCAAGCACTACTATCCGCCGGTCATTCAGGAGCCCACCAACCTGCCGTGGGGCAGCAACGTCAATCTGCATGAAGCGATTGGCCTCATGCCGCTCGAGACCAGCACGCTCTACGAGATCGTCGATTACGACCTGTTCGACAACTCGGTGTTCGTGATCGTCTGGTCGGATGTCGCAGGCACCGTGAAGCGGTTCTATCGTGGCGTCCTGTTGACAGATGCGCTGGGCTACTACTGCCGCACCTACAAGACCAAGATCTACACGGTGGCGGGCGGCACGCTCTATTTCTCGGCGGTCGGCAACGCCTACGACTGGAGCGGTCTCGCGGGCCCGGCGCCGACCAATTTCATCGACCTGTCGCTGGGCGACAGCGACATGACCGACTGTATCGGGCTCGAGGTCTACTACAACAACCTCGCGATCATGAGCCGGACGGCCACGCAGCTGTGGCTGGTCGATCCTGACTTCACCAAGAACCAGTACATCCAGACGCTGCGCCAGGCGGGCACCATGGCATGGCGCAGTGTGCTGCAATACGGCAGCGGCGACGTGATGTATCTGTCGCAAAGCGGCATCCGCTCGCTGCGCGCACGCAACGCTTCGCTGGCCGCTGCGGTGTCCGATATCGGCTCGCCGCTCGACCCGATCATTCAGGCGCTGTTTCGTGAGATGGGCGAGGACTGGATGAGCGGCACCATTGCCGTGCTGCAGCCGGTCAGCGGTCGGTTCTGGATCATTTTCCCCGACCGCATCTTCATCCTGAGTGCGTTTCCCGGCCCGAAAATTACAGCCTGGAGCGAGTACGACGCAACGTATCAGGGCCTGCCGGATGTCGACGGAAACCCGGTCAGCATGCCGTTCACGATCTCCGCAGCGGCGATCTACCAGAACCGTGTGGTGGTGCGCGGCAACGACAATCGCATCTACGCCTTCGGCGGCACCGATGCGACGGGGCCGATCTACGACAGCTGCCCGGTCGAGATCGTTTTTCCGTATCACGGCGGCGAGCAAGCAGCGACGTTCAAGACTTTCAACGGGCTCGACGCCGCGTGCAGCGGTGCGCCGTGGGATGTCTACGCTGCATTCAACGTCGAGGACGACACCGCCGAGGACTATCTCGGCCAGTTCAACGGGCCGACGTTCCTGCAAGGCACGTTCCCGGTCGAAGGGCACTCGACCCACATGTCGCTGCGGCTGCGCTCCGAGTATCCGGGGCCGCAGATCCTGTCGAACATGGTGGTGCACTATGCGCTTTCGGAGTCGAGCTGATGATCGAGATTATCAACGCGGATCGCGGCATGATCTCTTACGTGCTCGACAACCTGCGCCAGGCGGATCGCGAGGAGATGGAAGCGTGCGAGACCGATCTTGCGATGCTGCCGCGCGCAATCATGCATCGCCGCACGTTTGCCTACGCGGCCTGCGACATCCAGTACGGGCCGGTGGCGGTGTGGGGCATGGTGCATCGTCGGCACGGCGTCGGCGCAGGCTTTGCCTTCGGGACGGAGGACTGGGGTCTGGCGTTGCTGCCGATGCTGCGACAGATCCGGCACTTCGTGCTGCCATTCCTGATCGACAATGGCTTCCACCGCGTCGAGGCCGTTGCGATGGCACACCGCCGCGACGTGGCGCGGTTCATGTCGATAATCGGTGCGCAGCCCGAAGGCGTGCTGCGTGAGTACGGTATCAACGGCGAAGATTTTGTCTCCTACCGGTGGCTTGCTGATGAACATGATGGCACTGCGGAAGCAGCGGATCGCATCCTCCACGCAACACATTGAGTTGCGCCTGGGCAAGGTCGACGACGCCGAGCGGATCGCGGATCTGCTTGGGCGCTTCTTCGACATGACGATCTGGGCGCAGCACATGAAGTTCAATCCCGGCGGTGCGCTCGACTATCTGCGTCGCGCAATCGGATCCGGTTTTGCGCCGCATGTGCTGGCGTACGACGGTGACGAGCTGGTCGGGCTGTGCAGCTACCACATGTACGCCTGCTATACCGACAAGCCGATTGCGGTGATGGACGAGACCTTCGTGCTGCCGCGCCTGCGGCGCACCGACATTGGCCGTCGTCTGGTGTTTCTGGCGATCCACCTGGCGAAGGGTGACGGCTGCGCCATCATGAACTTCCCGATTGCGTCCGGCATGAAGGCGCAGACCTCGCTGATGAACATGGTTGCGCGCCACTTCGGCGCTGAGCCGGTGGGCGTGATCTTCCGAAAGGTGCTGTGATGGGTGGCAAGGGTGGTGGCGGCGACGGCGGCGTAGTTCAAGGCAATGGCCCGCCGGGCACATTCGGCAGCGTACCGGCCAATGCTTTTGGCACGGGCGATACGCCTGCAGCTGCGCCCGATCCGACGCCCTCATCGCCGCCACCTCCACCCCCGCCGCCACCTCCACCTCCACCCCCTCCCCCGGCAGCGGCGCCTGCAGACACAGGTTCAGGCAACACACTGGCCGACGCGACGTTGAACCCGCCGTCGTACTGGGAACAGGCTGGCATGTCGCCAGCGGCGCGCAACAAGTCGAGCGCGGTGACGACGCAAACGTGAGGATCGATCATGGGCGGCAAAGGCGGCGGCGGCGGCGACTACTACGCACAGCAACCAGACACGTCTGGCTACAGCACACCGGAAGAGGCGAAGGCCACGCTCGCGGCGTCGGCACCGCTCGACCTGACGCAGTACCAGCAACAGGTCGACACGGTGAAGGCGGCGGCTGATCAGTCGACGGCCCAGGCACCGACCTCGACGCCGACGCCAACGCCTGACCAGAGCACCGGCAACGTGCTGTCGAACGCGACGTTGGACCCGCCGAACTATTGGCAGAATGCCGGACTGAAGCCGACTGCGCTGAACCGAAGTTCAGCGAAGACGACGACCGAGTAGGAGAGCGTCATGGGCGGCAAAGCAGGACCATCGAATAATCAGATGGTCGGTTTCGAAATGCAGCAAGCGCAGGAAGCGAAAGACAAGGAGAACCTGCGTCAGGCGCGGCTCGATCAGGGCAAGAGCGCCATCGATACCCTGTTCAGCAACGCGAACTTCGGCGACAATTTCTACAACACCTACAA